CGAATTTAGTATCTCTCTTATAAAGATTACGACTATAGTAAATTAAAATTTCCCTTTCAAAATGAAAGGTACAAAAACTTTACTAAGCGTAAACTTTACCTTTCATTTAAGAAAAGAGTGATGATTTAAAACTTGTCTTTAAGAGTAAAGATCAAGACAACCCATCGTACAGGTTGTTTTATATGTAAATATATGCAAATAAAAAAGAATATGTATATATATATATTTAAGCCTCAGCTGCTGGTGGTGGCACAGCTAATTTATAAATTGTGGGAATATTTAGAAAATAAATGAGTGAATAATCGGGACCGATTGAACAATAAGAATCTAAAATAGTTGATTTTTGTACTGTCAGGGCAGTAAAATTTGGTCGAGTTGTAATTCTTACAAATGCTCCATCGACATCGGAACCATCATAAGATAAACCATTAGTATTGGCGGTTGGTACTGTATAATTGAATTTATACATATTGTAATTAGGTATATTTACACTTAAACCACTTTGAGTGTGAGTATTTGTTAAAGACATACCTTCTATACCACTACCATCATGCATACCAGCCACTGCATAGGAAGAAGGATTAGCATAAGTATAAGCTGTACCAGTAATTAAACTAGAACCAGTAGGTAATACATTAGAACTACGTTCAACTGAAAAAGAATTAGTAAGATCTTCTGGACTATCAAGATTAAATTCCCAATTCATAGATCCACGTTGACCGATAAAACAATTCGCTAAATGATTGATAACAGAATTATGCACATAATTAAAACGTGCTGTTCCAGTAGTCGCTGTATCAGTAGCATTATTAGGACCATTTGCATCATAACCAAAATATCGTGGATATTTGGAGAAATATATCTTATTAATAACATATGGAGCTGTTTCGTTATCAATTAATGCATAACTACCTACTTTTTGAGTTCTGCGCATCAATTGCCGAAAAGATGTAATATTTTCACCCATATTAACTAAATAACGAGCTGGGTGTTTATTATTACAACTAGAACCTGCTACATCTGATGCAACCTCATCTATATTTTCTGCACTCTGAAGTGCTAAATGAGTAGTTGTATCAGGTATATTTCTAGGCATGGCAACTTCAAAATTATCACCACCTCTCACAAAAACTTGAATTTTAACTGTAGAGGTAGCTGCTGGAGATGTTAAATTAGTCATTACTTTAACAGTTAATTGTCCATTGTCAAAATTACGTACAGGAAGCATTGATATACCATCTGTACGATATTTTAAACTAGCTAATGTTGCAGTTTCAAGATCAAAAGTACGTAACCATGGAGTTGCTTGCATATAAGGTACAACTATTTCCACATTATCTTCTGAACCTATATCTACTATACGTGTAAAAGTTGAAGTCATCTGATCTCCAGTACCTGCGGCCGATATATTTCCAGTTGGAGTGTAATTAATACGGATTCGTCCTTTATGATATTGTGTAGCTATAATTTTAAAACGAAAAATTACATCACCACGCCAATATTTAAAAAGACTAGCACCATAATATAAAGGAGTCAAATCGTAAGATGTAGTAGTGCTTAATGTATCAATACCATGGTATGAAGGTGAAACATTAATAGCAAGAAGTGCATCTCCCTCACTTTGAGTTTCTATATATGAAAGTGAAGTTAAATAACTTTCACGCGCAAAAAAGTCTTTGCACGCTAATTGATCCTCACTAGAAGCGCCATGAATTTTATTATCGATAGATAATTCATTCTTAGGATCTAAACATAATCTTTCTGTTGGTTTAGAAATTTCGGGTGAAGCAAATTGTGCAAAAGGTTGATTTTTAAAACCATGTTGATCGCTAATATTTGGTACATTAGTGTAACCGAAAAGTGAAGCTATATTACCAATGGCAGTTGCTGCAATAGAAGTTGCTGTCATAAATGGTCCTATAACAGGAGTAGTTCCTAATAAACCTGTAGCAGTAGCAATAGCTGATGCTGGTTTAGAAATCATACCATTATATTCATCTTTACTAGATTTGACTGCTGAATCGATTTCACCGGATTGCGTTGCTAATTCAATAGTAGGTCCCATTAATTCAACATCTTCAGCCCAAGCAAAAATTTGTACATCTAAAGATGTGCCAGTGGTTCCATTGGCACTTCTCAATTGTGTATAAATATTGGTGGTTAAATCTCCAAACCAATTCATTTCCGTAGAACTGTTTAAATCTAACCAGTTTTTATGAAATAAAAAAGGTAAAAGCATTTCACCACCTTGATTATTTTGTGGGTAAACGAAAACATGAGGTCTTTGAGACATAGGTATTAAAGGTGTTCCTACACTAGTATTAATTGTGGATGTTTTATAATTTGGTAAAGGTTGATAAGCAAATTGTAAAGAACCATAGTAAAAAGGTGAAGCATTAATAACAAACTTCAATTTAAGATTACATCGGATAAAAGCGTAATTATCCAATTTCTTTTTAATTATAGTGTTATTAAAAAAGGCTTGCCAAGGAGCTATAGTATTAAAATTAGCTTGAGCAGCATCTGTTAATTCCCAATTAACTGTTGTAAGTAAAACAGGTCGTTTTAAAAAATCAGCTAATGGGACAGATGCAGTTTCATCTCCATATGAATTTAATTGAGAAACTGGAACTGATTCAACAACAGTACCTTTCATTTCGTCACTAAACACAACTGTTTGTGCTGTAGTAACATCTCCTCCTGAAGTGGATTTTGTTTCACCTGATTGAAGTTTAATCTCAATAGGTGCGGTAAGTTTTTCATTGGTAGGTTTAATGATTTGTTCCTTAATAATTAAGGAAGATTTTTGTTTTTCTGTAAATGGTACAGAACGAGTGTAAAAATAATGAAATTCGGGTAATTTATTAGACATAGTGTGTTAAGGGGATATTGATTTTATCAAGACAAGTGCCAAATAATATCATATTGGTGGTTAGAACTAAAATATATATAAAGATATAAGTAATATAAAATAAAATTAATTAAAAAGAACTCAGAGATATGGAATATGTAAAAATACAAAAGTAAGGTTTATACAATATAAAAATTTAAATACTCAGATATATGGAAAATATAATTTGTTTATAATAGTGATTTTCTAACGTAATAAAATCTCTATTGAAATATAGATATTATACATTTTTAAATTTAAAAATACAAGGACGATATGCATTTATTTAGATTATAGTGGTGCAGAAAAGTATTCATAAAATACACCACTGAGCTTTCCTAAGCCCAAAAACGTTTATAGAGTTCATCCCATGTTGGAAAATCACTCTCAGAAACATATGGTTCCCATTTCATTTTCCTTATAACATCAAGAAAAAATGAGCGTCGTTCTTCAAAAATCATTTTACCGTAATAAAAATATTCTTGAGTGGCAGTTGTCATAACTTGAACTCCTTGAAATTCAGGAGAAATAGTTTTAGATGGTACCCACATTGTTAACATTTTATTGATAGAATCTTCTTCTAATGGACATAAATATCCTTTAACATCATTATCCCATCGCCAAGTCCTTTTCAAAAAAGAAATTTGATCAATGTGAATGTATGGTACAGATATTGCATCTTTATCAGCCATAGTATATTTAATATCTACTTTAGCTAAACAATTAGCAATAGAAGTATGTGTGAACCAAAAAATTTTTTTTGATACACCCATACAATTATCATCACCATACGTCATTAATTTAACATTATCTTGAAAAGAAATAACTTCTTTATCAGGATTTAATTGATAATAACAATATCTCATATAAAGTGAATTTGCTAAACTATTAATAATTACTGTTAATGGATGACCTGAGGGATTAGAACCGTAAAATTGTATTAAATCACCATTAAAATCAACTAAAGGATAAGAAGTATCGGCAGCGATACCATCAATAACTTTTAATTGATCTGTAGTATAACCTGCTTCTTTACATAAATTACGAATAATTTTAAAAGCAGCTAATATAATACAAGGAGGCATACGTTTATCAAATTTACTGTAGTCACCAGCTATCATTCTATCATTACCAAATGTAGTAATAAATGTTCTGATAGCTGCCCATTCTGGAGATTGTGCCACAGTACCTGGGGCAGCTTCAAAAATGAAACGATTACGTTGAACTACACGTACAACTGATAATAAATACTTGCGAACAACTAAAGACCAATCTACAGGTGCTGCTGTAAAAACTCGTGTTTTCTGTTCCATTATTTTTTTAAAAGAAACAGCCTCATCTTTTAAATGAGCACAGAATAAAGGACGAGCACGCTCGGATTCTTTATATGTATCAATAATATTTTGCATACGATCATAAACTTCAGGTACAAATTTAACACCATCCGGTGCATCACTTGTAGGATAAGGTGTAAGAAAAAATTTTTTACACTTTTTCCATGGGCTACCCATACTAGTATTACGATTGATTTTATCAATATATGTTACACCAGCTGCTCCATTCACAGTTGTATTATCATCTAATATATGAATTAAATTTAATTCATCTTTATCTAATTTACTGATTATATCGCGTGTAAAAGCTGATACACATTTATCTAATACAAAAGTATCAATTTTTACAACTGGGTTAACCATTTCTAAAGCTGCAATACGCCAAGGAGCCCAACCAGACATTACTGGTGGTCCATGTTTAATAATATATTTATCATCAAGCATATGTTCAATCATAGGAGTTTCAATTACTTTAGAACTATTTTTTGGTCTAAAACCTGTAAATGATCCATGTACTGTAGCTGAACCTTCTTCAATATAACGAAAAACACTTTTATGGTGGAGTGTAGTTAAAGGTCGTTTATATTCTAGAGAATTTAATTTAGGTTCAATACCACAATTAACTGTAGATAAGGTTTTTAACATAGTATCTAAAATTTTTGAATGGATTTGTGTAGACCATACATTATTATGTGCACCTGCGGAATGAATACCTAAAATAGCATAACCAGTAGGAGTTTGACCAATAAGTAAAGATCCACATTCACCAATAACAGTTGGTTCAGTAACTTTACCCATCCAGGTATCTATAGTGCGATTTAAAGGTTTATAAGGATAATTATCAACTTTATTTAAACTATTAACAATAGTTTTTCTCAAACTACCATCAGATAATCTTTGTAAATAAATACCATTAAATCGTCCACTAAAATTTTGCTTTGGAAAAAATTTAATTATACTCTTTTTTGGTGGTAATGCTGTTAAATTAAGAATACATAAATCTTGTTCAACAAAACGTGTTATATCATGTTCAAAAATATTCATAGTTAAATTGTTATTGATTCCTTTTTGAGGATCTTCTATTATTATTGTTAAAACAATATTAGAGATATCAGTTGGAAAACTATGATTATTAGTTATGTATTGAGTTCCTTGAAGACATACCATTTTAAAATTTCTGGAAGGAGTACCTCCATTACGAGAATATGTCATTGTTGCATACACACAATTATTACCTATTTTATTGACAAAATCTTGAAAATTTCCACTCAAAGTAGAAGTTATTGTATTAGAAGTGTCAAAAGGAGTAGTTACATATGTATCTTTATACCAGGGATTTTGTTTCTCTGTAGAAGTGATTATAGGGGTTTTCCCTTCATCACTTTGAGCATTTTGAACACTTACACTTGGTGTAAAATGTTGTAATGCTATCTTACATAATTTATATAATCCAGCACCAGAAATCAAAATTGCAGCAAAACTACTTGTTAATTTACAAATACCAATTTTAGTATGTATTTTTTTTCCTAATTTTTTAAGGAAAAATTTGGTAGTTTTAAGATTAAAAGTATTGCGTTGAATATATCTAGTAATATAACCATCCAAATATAAAATACGGATGACACAAAATACACTTGAAAAATATAAATATATTAAAAACATATTAAAATAAATGAAAAAAGTGTCATAGTATGATTCAGTATTTAATAAGGAATCAACATATGTATTTTCAATAGTCTCAATAGTATTTGATATATTTTCCATAGATTGTAAGTTTGGATCATCCTCACAAATGCAAGAATGAAATGGTACATAACAATCTGGACATATTGTAACTGAAGACATATTATCTTCACACTCTGTAGATTTATCTTGAGAATCTTGAAATTTGATAATTTCTTTCGAATACCAATTAGTAAATTTGTATATATTATCAAAAGTATCTACTTCTACTAAGGTAGCTAATTTAGGATTTTCTTTATGTGGAATTACACGACGAACTTTAATTATCCAAAGATCTGGATAATGTCCCTTTTCTGTATAAGGAATCTTTGATGGATCAAGAAAATTACGATCCTTAGTGAATTCGGGTTTTGGTGTAATACCTATCACAAAAGGTAATCGACGTTGTACAGCCAAAGGGCACGAAAAATAAGATTGAGCATTTAAATGATCAGTATTTGTTGTAGCTATAACTAATTTACAAAGAAAAGGAGTCCTTCCTTTATCTTCTAATGCAGCTTGAGCTGGTACAAATGGAACATTATTTACAACTTGCAACATCTCTGTCATCGATTTATCACATCCTGCTGCAGCATTTGGGTTTAAGAAAGCTATATCATCTAAAACTGTGCACCACTGGGTGGAATTGAACCCAGACCAGAAATCATCATTAGCATTACGCGTATATTTGAAAGCTGGGGATGTATCTAATCCAGTAACTTTACCAAATTGGTGATATAATATATTGGAAAAAGTACTCTTACCAGTACTTGAATTACTAGCGAGCAAAGAGAAAAAGGTGCTTCACGGGGTTTTTGAGCGGCACTTTTTGTTAATTCTGTACCTTCTATAAGTTTCAATTCATTAAGTATACGAGCAACAATTAATCTGTCTGTGGATTTAGGTTTTGTAGCAAAATTATGTATAGTAGTACCTGTTTCTATAGCTTTTTTAAGATCTCTAATAAAAGAAAATCTATTAAAACCCATAGCTTCAGGATTACATAAAAAATTAGCATTACGCTTAATTTCTACAGTTTTTTCTATCCATTCTTCATAAGTGCGGGAAGAATGAAAAATAGGTTGCATACTACCCAATTTTAAACATTGTTCTCCTCGTTCAGCAAGAAATGTAAGGGTATCTAAAAGACAATATATAAAATCAGGACCTGCATAATATTTTTTTTTGATAGCTTCTTTTTCAAGTAAAGAATAACCAAAAGCGTCAAAATTAAGACCTATTTTAGAAAAAAGAGACATAGATAATGCATACATTAAAAATTTATATAATTTTTTATATATTGCACTATTTTTAATCTCATCATACTTAGTCAAATATTCGCGTATTTCAACAAAGTAATCTTCAGAACTTTGAAGTTCAAATGATCCAAATACTTCTTTAAAATAATCTACTAATGATTCTTTGATAGTACCATTTAATAAAGTATTTGTAAGGGAATTTGAAGAACGTAGTTTGGCAAAATTAATTATTGCTAAAATATAATCAGAATATCTTGTAGCATTTGTTAGCATATAAGTTAAAATACCTATATCTTCAATAAGTTTGTAAAAGAAATCATCATTGTTAGTTGAAATATAAGTAGAGTAAAGAGTATTTAAATTATTATAAATAAAATTCGAATTTTCATTCGATTGTAATTTTAAATAATTTTCTTTACCGTCGATCGCAACATCGACTGGTTCGAAAAATTTCTCTTCTGATTGCATACGAATATCATATTTAATATCAATATGATTACACAATCTACATTTACCTTTAAATAAGTCTTTGATTTGATGGAAAAAGGTACGTTTATGTTCTTTATATAATTCAAAAATTTGGGATTCAATATGTGCATCTGAACGTATTATCCAATCATGAGTATGAGCCCATGACCAAATTATACGAGTTCTATTATCAAAATCCATTGGTGTACAAATTCTGCGTAACATTTTGTAGGAAGGGAGTTGAAATGGGTTTTTTGGCGCCCATGCTTCTATTTGATTTTGACCTATATCAATTAGATCAGAACATGACATAGAAGCAATAATTTTTTTTGTTTTCATTTTTTATTTTTTTTAAAGTTTTTTTAGTAATATAAGGGGTAGAAATAGTTTGTTTTTTAATTGTAGACATGGTGGCATAAATGTGTCTTGTCGCACAATAATAAATTTACCGGTTTGATTTCGCGTTAAAACGCAGCAATTCTAAAAATCTCATATAAATGAGATGACGTAACGAATCTGCTATACAATATAATATGATTAAAATATAATAATAAGGAAATTTAATTCAGGGATATGGGAAAATAAGTTAAATAAACGAGTTCATCAGGTTTAGATGAAGGTTTATCGGTAATTTTCCAAATATATGTTTAAATAAAATTATTGATAATAAAATAATAATATTATATAAGAAATCCATCCATAGGATGTAAGTGGGGTAAAATATAAAATCGATATAGAGAAAGACTATTAAATTTGTTTAACAGTTTAAAGTATTGAAGGACATTATCAATACATATAAAGGATCG